ACGCCCCTGCCAGGCAACAGAACATCATTAACGACCTGTTTGCCGTACGAGATGAAATCATAGGTGTCTAAAGAGAATTCCAACGCCCTTTCAAGGATTTTTGCGGCAAAACGAGCAACAGGGTCATCCTTTTTATATCTCTGACGTACTTCAGGTCGGGGAACGGCTGAAATCAGCGAGGGTCGCTGGGTCTCAGTGGTAGACCACAAGATATTGAACTTGTTATGGTCATCAAAGGAGTCTTCCCGCTCATCACGGTAACGCTCAAGGACTTTCATGCCCTTCTTACGCCATAAACCCTCTTCTTCGTTCGCCTTTTCAAGCTGCTCAAGCCAATACTTGCTCAAATCCGTATCCTTTCACCCCGTTTCCTTGACAGTTCCTTTTGGACTTCTCCAAACGTCAGGGGCTTAGTTAATATCCTTGTATCAACCTTCTTAGGCTTCTGCCTGATCATGGGACGGGACATACACGCATAACGGGTCTCGTCAGCGATATGATCCTCACCACCTCGGTTGGTTTGTGTAATGTCTTCAGGACGCTTCTCGTCCGCTTCAATAGCGGGAATGGTCCTTATGAATTCGTGACAGGTATCAAAAACATACAAATACCCATCTTTAATCCGGCGATACATCTCCTGCCAGCCCAACTCCCTTTGGTTGTCGGCCTTTCTGAACACAACGCCAGTTTTTAAGGCTCTTTCGGCCTGGGAGATGCCCGAATCGGCCCTCCACATAGAGGGGTCGGCAACGGAATAGTTGATCTTTTCTGATTCGTCCTGTCTTTCTATTATTCCCTCGCCCACTTCCGTACCAGATAAGCGAAGTCCTTTAGAAGGTTGGGCTATGCCGTTTTTGTATGAAACTCCATACCATTCCCTGTACCGGACTAATGCACCCACTGGTATTCTTCTAACGTCTCCGCTGACATCAGTAACAGGTTCTCCATCAGAAACTGCCCACCATCCAACTGAGAATGGAGTAGCATGACCCCAATCACAGGAACGGAATCGGGTCCAGTGACGCGGAATCTTAAACGGTTTAATAACGTGTTCTCGGCCATCGAAACAATCAAAGAATGCTCCAGGCACAACATTCCAATCACCATCTCTGAGCTGTCTCTGCTGATGCTCTGGAAGGTTGCCGAATTGTGCTGCGTATCCAGAGTCAAGATAGGCGTTATCCCGCATACTCGCCGGAATGTAGAGAGTAGACCATCCCTTGTCATTCTCATCTTCTGGATTCTTGAGCGTAATGTCATGAAATAAAGTCTCTGGCGGGGCCGGATCAATAAATTTTTGCTTCAAGTAATGATGTGAAATGCCCCCGGGGTTTGCAGACAAACAATAGCGGGGCAATCTGTCCTTATAAGCGTCTAGCTCAGACCCCCAATCCTCCATTGTCTTGTTGTACTTACCCAACCTCACACGGGAGATAATGTAGTCCAACATATAAGGGGTGAGCTGCCCCGCCTCATCTACATAAGCAGCGTGTACCTCCCAACCCTGGATGTCCTCACAGTCCCGATCGTACTCAAGGGACTTAAAGATAAGCACCGACCCATTGTGAAACTGAAAATGCTTGTGAGTTTCGTTATAGATGCCTATCTGAGAAGGTAGCTCCTTCTTAATCTCCATAATGTGATTACGGAGCAACTGAGGCTGAGTTCGACGGAAAATAACAGCAGTCAGGCCCGGACAATTAAGACAGAAATCAATCGCGTCCCACCTGAGCGCCGCAGACTTGCCCCCACCAGCAGCCCCGCCATATAAAATCTGACGGGCACGGGCTGAATGAAATACCTTCTGCCTGGGCTGCGGAACGTAATCGAACTCAATATCCATAAAAGTCAGGGCCGCCCGCCTGGGGAGGGGACAGACGTTTGAAGTGGCGACCCCTATGCCCTAAGGCAATTCCATCCTTGGAAATAATGTCATCCTGACACCCTCACATTCACCTTCACGTACTCCCCACCGTTTAAGTTCTTACATACCCCCGTCGATACAGTTAACCAATCACCACTTTCACCACCAACACAAATCAGGTCGATCCCATCGTTATCTATTCGTGGATCACTCAAATGCTCGTACTCAAGATGCGGAGCGCACCCTGACACAATCAATGATGATGTAACCAAAATCTTTCTCATCGCTCTGCGACAAAAATCCATCCACCCTCTCCTGAGCTTCCCTGCATTCCTGCATCGACTTGTAGGTCAATTCCAATGGCTTTGCTGATACATGGTCATTACCCTCGCCATACCAGGCAACTACCGTAAATACATACCTTGCATCCAGAGACGGATCGTCCGCTCCGAAACACATTGCTGACCAAAAGAGTCCGTAAACAACACATAACCATCTGGACATTTAGGCTCCCTCTCGTAATACCTCTCATCAGCCCTGTCTCTCAAACGCTGACAATCTTCCTCAACCTCATCATCACAATAAAGCGCCCTTTCCTCTAAGGGGACAGACTGACATCCCACTAAAAGTAATATTACTAATAGTGCTTTCACGGCGCAGACCAATACCAATATCCGCCCCTGGACACATGCCTGAACCCCCTCTGAGACATGTCAGGAGGGGTAAAACACGAACGATCTTCTGCCGGGCCATGCCTATGCCTGTCAAACGCCCTATCAGACGAAAAATACTCCCCACAGACACTACACAAACAACGATTTGTACCCGGTTTTAATCGCGGGTCCATATATGGCTCCTGGTTGACGTATTTATTGTTTTTTTGGTGTGGGCGGGTGGGTGTATGCACCTTCGCCCGATAATAGGAAAGCATGCTTTTCGGGTTTTACTGTACGTATATACAGTTATGCGTATAATCGCTATTAAGTTAAAAACCGCATAGGTATAAGGTTTTAAGAGCCTGAATCACCCAATTTTGCGTTGGATTGTCCAGGTGGATCAATGACGCCCCCTATT